GAACGCAGGTTGATCCAACGATTCTTCAGTTGGGCGGTGATTTGCTGCTGAAGAATGTGGTATCGCCGGTTGCTGATGCGCTCGCGGAGCGTAGACGTATTCAGATGATCGCGCAGGGCGTGATTCCTGAATCGCAGATGACCGACGAGGAAAGGGCGCAGATCGCGCAGCGACAAGCGATGCAGGGCCAGGCGCAAGACCCAGCAATGGTTCTTGCCCAGGCAGAATCCATGAAGGCGCAAGCAGAACAATTGCGCGCACAGGTCGAGCTTCAGAAACTTCAGCTAGAAACGGCGAAGATTCAACTCGAGGCGCAGAAGATGGCGGCCGGATTGCAGTCTGACCAAGCCAACCTGCAACTGGATGCATTTAACGCTGAAACAAATAGGATGAATACGCAGATCAAAGCGCAGGAAGCAGGCGCGAAGATTCAGCGCGATCAGGTGGCAACGCAAGGTCAGGCTCTGGATAACCAGTTGAAAGTAGTGTCGGCGCTAAATCCATTCGTGAGGCGATAAATGGCCGAATCAGCTCTGAGAAAGTTAAAAAAAGAGTTTGAACAGAATAGTTTAAGCAATGGAAGTGCAAAAGCAGTTAGCAATCTAGCTGTTGATCAAGCGCCAAATAAAGCTGAAATGCTGGCGGGGATTGTTCCACGCAAAGCTATTGTGTCGCCGCTCAAACGGTGATATTTTGAAGGAAAGGCACTCGGCCTACTCCGAGGCGCAGTAAAGAGTACGCGACTCTATTCGTGGCATCTACCTAAAGGGGCAATCATGAGCAAGCTGCGACCAGAAGATGGTGGGTATTTAATCGAGCAAGAGGAAGACCTACCTGAAACTGAAGGCCAGGAGACTGAGGCAGAACAGGCTGAAACTCCTGACTCCGAACCAGCACCGGATAGTGCTAACTCCACGCACGAAAAACCTGTGGAGTTTACTGAGGAACAGCAACGAATCTTCAACGAGGCTGTCGGAAAGAAAGTCTTTAAGCTCCGAGAAAAGGAGCGAGAAGCCGAAGCTCTCCGAAAGCGTCTTGAGGAACTCGAAGCGAAAATTCCCCAGCAAGGAAGGCCAGCAGTCCCTGATGCGCCAGACCCGTTTGCACTCTCTGACATAGAGTACAGACAGAAGCTGGTTCAGCGGGATCAGGCCATCCGCGAAGCTGCGGCTTGGGAGGCACAACAGCAGGCACTGCAATGGCAGCGTCAGCAGGCCGACCTAGAGCAGCAACGACGGCAGCAGGAAAGACAGCAGGAGGAAGTAAAGGCTTACGCTACCCGAGCAAATAAACTCGGGATGTCGGCGGCAGAGCTGCAAGAGGCAGGCACTCTTGTCGCTGGGTACGGAATTGACGCGGCGCTTGTGGAAATGATCCTTGGAGATGACCACGGGCCTCTGTTGACCAAGTACCTAGCGCAGAATCAGCTTGAACTTGAGCGGCTTGTGCAAATGCCGGTGACGATGGCGGCAGTCCGACTTGCTACTGAGGTCAAATCTAAAGCCGTTGCCATGAAACCCAAGGTAACCACAGCACCTGATCCGCTGAACGCCCCACGAAACGCGGGCATCAGTCCAAAGCCGAAAGGCCCAAAGGGTGCTACTTTTGAATAGGAGTTAGCAAATGGCTAATAATCTACAAAGTAACATTACACGCAAAGTTGCTCGTGTATTCCTCGACAAGTTTGAGTCCAGCCGCGTTCTGACAAAAACGGTTGATACTCAGCTTCTTTCCAACAAGTTCAATCCTTCGACTGGCTCGACGGTTGACTTCAAACGCCCCACTGACTATCGCTCGATCCGTACCGCTGGCGGTGATATTTCGGCTTCGACGAAGTCGGACATCATTGCTGGTAAAGCATCCGGCGTTGTTCAGGACTACTTCACTGTTGCCACCGAGTGGACAAACATTGAAGAAGCACTGGAACTGGATCAGCTCGAGGAAATTCTGGCCCCGATGGCAACTCGCCTAGTGACCGACCTCGAACTTGACCTGTCCAGCTACATGATCAAGAACTGCAACCTGAAGTACGGCACTCCCGGCACTGCAATTGATGCCTGGTCGGACGTAGCGGGCGCAGGCGCGTTCATGGATTCTATCGGCGTGCCGATGGAAGGCGAGCGTTACTACGTTGTAAATCCGTTCGTCGCTGCTGTACTGGCAGGCGTTCAGACTGGTCTGCATACCGGCCAGAAGCTGGTTGAAACCGCTTGGGAAAAGTCGCAGATCAGCCCGAATTTCGCTGGGCTTCGCGCACTGACCTCTAACGCGCTCGCAAGTTACACCAGCGGATCGTGTACTGACCGCGCGGGTACTCTGTCGGCCAACCCGACCGTGACCTACGTTGCTCACAAGGACACGATGAAGCAGACGCTTGCTGTGACTGGCTTCTCGGCCAACGGCACTGTGAAGGCTGGAGAGATCATCACGATTGCCGCTCGCAACCGTCTGAATCTATCCACCCGTACCCAGATGCTTGATGCGTCTGGCGCAGCGATCATCTTCTGTGGCGTTGTAACCGCAGACGTAACGCTGGATGCTTCTGGGGCTGGAAACCTTGTTGTAGCTGGCGCTGCAATCTACGAAGCTAACGGCCAGTACAACACCGTTGCCTCGGCTCCGGTAAGCGGTGACGTTGTGACCCTGTTGGGTTCTAACGCGACCGTTTACCAGCCTGCCATGTTCTATCACAAGCAGGCATTCGGTCTTGGCACTGTGAAGCTGCCGAAGCTGTACATGACTGACACGATTGCCACCACCGAAGACGGTATGAGCATTCGCATCACGAAGTACAGCGACGGTGATGCCAACACGCAGAAGATTCGTTTTGACCTTCTGCCTGCCTACGCCACCTTCAACCCGTTCTTCGCGGGCCAGGGTTTCGGCGTATAAACCGGAGAGGGGAGGGCGTTGCTCTCCCCTTTTTTCTATGGCGAAAGATTCTCGACTTACTCGTGCTGGCGTTTCTGGCTACAACAAACCGAAACGTACACCTAGCCATCCGACGAAATCTCACGTTGTGGTGGCAAAGTCTGGTGACGAGATCAAGACTATTCGATTCGGTCAGCAAGGTGTTTCCGGCAGCCCGAAGAAAAAGGGTGAGTCGGAATCCTATCGAAACAGGCGCGAATCATTTAAGGCGCGTCATGCGCAAAACATCGCCAAAGGCAAAATGTCTGCGGCTTACTGGGCGGACAAAGTTAAGTGGTAGAGATTTTCATTAAGCCAAGCGGCGCGGAAGTTATGGTGAATTCAAACTCACGGGACGCTGCAATTTCGCTTGGATGGATTCCGAAAGATCAGATTCCTGTTGTTGTTGATCAGGTAGACAATGTGGTTCCAATCCCCAAGCGAAGGGGTAGGCCACCCAAAGTCAAAGAGGCTTGAGATGAAAGGCTTGTACGCAAACATTCACGCGAAGCGCGAAAGAATCAAAGAGGGTTCTGGTGAAAGGATGCGCAAGCCAGGCGCAAAAGGCGCACCATCCGCAAAGGCTTTCAAGCAAGCAGCCAAGACCGTTAAAAAGCCGAGGTTTGAATAATGGCTACGGTTGCGCAGGTCGCAAAGGCGTCTCTGCAAAGAATTCTTGTTCAGGCTTCCGAAGCGCCTCTCGAAGCTGACGAATATCAAGACTTCATCTTTGCGATGAACAACTACATGACCGCTCTGGATGCGGCAGGCGTTCATCTTGGATATACGATAGTTTCAAATCTTGCCGACACCGTGACAGTGCCGACCGGCGCTTTGCGTGGGTTGATTTCAAACCTGGCAATTGAGGTGGCACCGGATTACGGTGGCGTCGTTTCTGATGCGCTAGTCCTTCAGGCTCGAGAAGGTTTACAGGCCATGAGGATGCTTGGTCAAACTATCGGCGCGACGAGAAAGCCGTCAACCCTTCCGATTGGCTCTGGCAACTCCGACGCAGGCTATGGTTGGACGTGGAATTTCTATCCTGAAAGCGAGGAGTCGATCCTTGCCGAAACGATTGGCACAATAGCACTAGAGGCTTCTACCAATGAGTGACCGCGCCTACGGTGTAAAACAAAGCGACTTTACTGCGCAGACGTCGATTCCCTCTGGATCGTTTCTGGGCTTTTTCGCTAACGGGTACAACTACAAGATTTCCTACACCAACTTCCTTTCGGGGCTGGGCGTTACAGGAACGATTGTTCAGGATGGGGCGGTTACAGGCACGCCGGTTTTGGATGTCCAAGGGACTGTAAACAACATCCGAAACATTGAGGACGGAGCGGGTATCGTCACGAATGTCTCTGCTGAAAATGGCATAGAGATTGCGCACAACTTCACGGTTGACACCACTGGTGAGCCGCTGATGTTGAACATCTCCGACCCGAGTCCGACGTTTGTTTCTCTTGTGGCTGGGGCTGGCATCAATTTAACGACGACCGGCGATACGATCGAGATTGCGGCGGAACAAGCTCAAATCTACGGTCAGGTTTATATGCAGGGCAATTCCACCGCCACGGTGATTGCATCTACTGCGACGCCTGTGTTGGTTGCTGGAACGTGGACGGTTGATCTCGGAGGTAGTTTCACAGGGACTACTGGTGGGCGGTTGACGTATACCGGGGCTGAGACGCAAATTATCCGAGTATCGGCGGCCCTATCACTTGATCCAACGAGCGGATCAAATCAGCACATTTCGATCTACGTTGCGAAAAATGGAACGACCATCGCAGGCTCGCGGCAAGAGGCGCATATCAGTCATGGTGCTGATATGAATATGTCAGCAGTTTGGCAGTTGTCACTGGCGACAAATGACTACGTTGAGGTGTTCGTGCAGAATGCTACCGCAACGAACAACATCACGGTGTCTCGCGCAGTTTTGAGTGTCCATTGATGATCTTGCCAATCACAAACGGTTTCTACGTCTCGAACTCACTGCCAATTTCTGCGCAGGAATGCACGAACTGGTATGTAGTGGTTGAGAGTGCGCCAGCGTTGGCGCAAGAAACGCTACGAGGAACGCCAGGCATTGAGCAGGTAGAAACCTCTGGGACGATTCTTCAGGCCAATCGCGGATGCCATACGATGGCTGGTGTTCCGTATTTCGTAAACGGCACGAAGCTGTATCGGCTTGACCAAACGCAGGTGATCCCGACTGAGATTTACGATCTCGTGGAGTTAGGGACTGTCGCTGGGACTGCCAGATGCTCGATGGCAGACAATGGAACGCAGTTGTTGGTGTTGGTGCCCGGTGGAAATGGTTACATCTACAACCAAGTCACCGATACGTTTTCGCAGATCACTGACGTAGACTTCACTGCGAACGGCGATCCACAGTTTGTTGTTTTCGTAGACGGCTATTTCGTTGTCTCAACGGACACCAAGAAGTTCATCATCTCCGCGATTAATAATGGATTGAGCTGGAACGCTTTGGATTTCGGCACGGCGGAGTCTGATCCTGACAACATCGTTGCTCCGATAGTTTTCAAGAACCAGTTGTTTATCTCAGGGAGCCAGACCTTCGAGGCGTTCCAGAATATTGGGGGGAGCGACTTCCCTTTTCAAAGGACTGGATTGTTCTTGGACAAAGGGGTGTTCAGTCCGTATTCCCTGATCAACACGCAAGACACGTTTATGTGGGTTGGCGGAGGTCAGAATGAGTCTCCGGCAATCTGGGCGTTCGCAGGGAACTCCACTCAGAAGATTTCAACGGTGGCTATCGACTTCATCTTGAAGTCACTCACTGATACCCAGTTGGCAAACATTTACGCATGGACGTATTCGCAGAACGGCGCGTATTTCGTTGCCTTCGCATTGCCAAACTCAACGTTGGTTTATGACCACTCATCAAAGCGTTGGCATGAGCGGAAGTCTTACATTGAGGGAGAGCAGGTAGGTTATCGCGTGAGCGGGTTTACCCAGGCTTACAATCAGATTCTCTGCGGTGACATCATTGACGGCAGGGTTGGAAAGCTCAACCCTGACCTTTTTACCGAATACGAAGGGGCGATCATTCGGACGGTAGCGACTCAGCCATTTCAGAACGATATGCAGTCAATCTTCGTTCCGTCTTTGGAGTTAACTGTAGAATCTGGAGTCGGTAACGATGACGTTGTTGACCCAGTGATTGCGATGGATAGAAGTGTTGACGGCAAAACATGGTCAGACCAGCGATTGCGCAAGTTGGGAAAGGTTGGTGAATACAACCGCCGAGCAATATGGAGACGCAACGGACGAGCATCGAGGTTTGAGGTGTTTCGTTTCACCTTATCTGATGCGGTGAAACCTGTGATAATCCAGTTGACCGCTAACGTCATTCCGGGTGCGAAATGACCG